CTCGATTTTTACGAATATCTCACCTCAATAGCAAAATATGCCGAAACATCAACAGAATCGGCACGAAATAACAGGAGGCAAACATGAATATTATTTATTCCTGCTCGAGAATGTTATATCCCTATTTGAAACCGTCCATTACTTCACTGCTCGAGCATAACAAGGTCACAAAGATATACATTTTGGCCGAGGATGACACCATACCGGTGGACATTCCAGCTCCGCACAAAGTAATCAACGTGTCCGGACAGGAATATTACCCAGCGGGCGGCCCGAACATGGGAAGTGACAATTACTTCACGTATATGTCGATGATACGTGCGTGTATTCCGGAGCTTATCAAAGCGAACAGAGTAATCATGCTGGATGTGGACACGATTATCTGCGACAGTCTGGAACCTCTGTGGAATATAGACCTAACAGACAAATGGCTGGCATGGTGTCCGGAGAACTGGGGACACTGGCAACCGTATAACCGGATGTACTACAACTTCGGTGTGGCTGTGCTGAACCTTCAGCAGATGCGAAAGGACAAGGCCACTCAGCAGATAGTGGAGCGGCTTAATAAGAAGTCATACCGGTTCAAGGAGCAGGATGTTCTGAACGAGATAGCGGTACCGGACCTGTGCAGAGACATTCCTATGAGGTATAACGAGTGCTTCTGCTGTGGCACCACGGACAACCCAGCTATAGTTCATTTTGCCGGTTATGCCGACTGGTACCGGAACCCGTCTCTGTTTAGGAGTGAATACTTCCGGAAATACCTATGAACTTTATTTACACCTATTATCAAGGGATTAAGGACGGCACCTATATAGTAGGGAAGTGGATAAGGCTAATATACGAGTACATCATCGAGGGCCTCGAGCGGAAGGACTTCTTCTTCGACCAAAAGAAGGCCACGGACGCAATCGAGTGGATAGAGACACACTGCTTCCACACAGAGGGACCGATGGCACCGAACCAGCTCACGCTTGAGGTATGGCAAAAGGCGATGCTGTCCTGCGTGTACGGGATAGTGGACAAGAACGGGAACCGGCAGTTCCGTGAAGTGGTCCTCGTTGTAGCAAGGAAGAACGGTAAGAGCAAGATTGCTTCCAGCATGGGGAGCTACAACTTCCAGCTGGACGGAGGCTTCGGCGCAAGGGTGTTCTGTTTGGCCCCGAAGCTGGAACAGGCCGACATCATCTACAATGATATATGGGCCATGATTCAGCTCGACCCAGAGTATCAACAGCTGAAGGAACTGTATTCCGAGAAGAACGCACAGCGGCTGAAGATACATGACGACTCCGACCTACCACGGCACCGGCAATCCGATTTATGCATACCAGCCACGAACAGCACAGTCAAGAAGATAGCCTTCTCCGCAAAGAAGAGCGATGGTTTCAACCCGTCCCTGTGTATATGTGACGAGGTGGCCGCATGGGAAGGCGACAAGGGCCTTAAACAATACGAGGTTATGAAGAGCGGCATGGGCGCTCGTCCGGACGGTATGCTTCTCTCCTGCACGACCTCCGGATATGTTAATGACTCTATCTATGACGAGCTGATTAAAAGGTCAACTCGTTTTTTACTGGGCGACAGCAAGGAGAAGAGACTGTTACCCTTCCTCTACATGATAGAGGACATCGAGAAATGGAACGACATCAACGAGCTACGGAAATCCAATCCGAACCTCGGTGTGTCCGTCTCGGTAGACTTCATGCTGGAAGAAATCGCCATAGCAGAGGGGTCACTCTCTAAACGTGGCGAGTTCATAGCGAAATACGCAAACTTGAAGCAAAACTCCAGTACCGCATGGCTTTCTACGCAAGTGGTAGAGCGTGCCTGTGGTGACGAGCTGAACCTTGAGGACTTCCGAGACTCCTATTGTGTCGGAGGAATTGACCTGTCTCAGACGACCGACTTGACGGCGGCCTGCATCGTGGTCGAGAAGAATGGCGAGTTGTATGTCTTCTCCAAATTCTTCCTGCCGTCTGAAAAGATAGAGGAAGCGACACAGCGAGACGGAGTGCCATACGGGATATATCAACAGCGTGGCCTGTTGGTCCCGTCCGGTGATAACTACGTAGACTACCACGATGTGTACAGCTGGTTCACCGAACTGGTGGAGAAGTACGGCATACTGCCGCTACAAGTTGGTTACGATAGGTTCTCCGCACAGTACCTCGTTCAAGATATGAAAAGCTACGGTTTTCACATGGACGATGTATTTCAAGGGGACAACCTATACGGAGTAATGCTCGAAATGGAAGGTCTTTTGAACGATGGCAAAATCCACATCGGGGACAACGACCTTCTGAAAATACACCTCCTTAACTCTGCGATGAAAATGAGCGTAGAGCGCAGGAGGGGCAAACTGGTAAAAGTTAATCCGTCTCTGCACATAGACGGGTGTGCCGCCTTGTTGGATGCGTTGACCGTGCGGCAGAAGTGGTGTGGCGAGATAGGAGACCAGCTTAAAAACTGAGGTGATTATATGGGACTTTTTGATTGGCTCTTTGGTCGGAGACCGGAGCCGAGAGGCGAATTTCAAGGCACGTTCAAGATGCTTAACGGGTACGTGCCACACTTCACATCCTTCAGCGGAGGGATGTACGAATCGGAGCTGGTAAGGGCCGCTATCAACACGATGGCAACGCACATTTCAAAGCTGAACGTGGAGACACGAGGCTCGGCTAAACCGAAGCTACAGACGAAACTGAAGCACGGCCCGAACGAGTTCCAGAGCTGGAGCCAGTTTATGGCGAGAGCGGCCACCATCTACTTCTGCAACAACACAGTCTTTATAACCCCGATATGGGACGATTACGGCGAGATAAGCGGGGTTTACACTCCGCTCCCGCAGAACTGTGAGGTGGTGCAGTACGGGAAGGTGCCGTACCTCCGTTATAAATTCGGCAACGGACAGACGGCGGCCGTAGAGCTGGAATACTGCGGCATTATGACGAGGATGCAGTACCGGTCGGACTTCTTCGGCGAGAGTAATGCGGCCCTGCTTCCAACGATGGACTTGATTCACATTCAGAATCAAGGAATCAAGGAAGGTGTCGAGAGCGCCGCTTCCTACCGCTTTATGGCAAAGGTAGGAAACTTCACGAAACCGGAGGACCTTGCAAAAGAGCGGAGGAGATTTACCTCCGAGAACTTCAGCAAGGAAGCTGACGGAGGCGGCCTTCTGCTGTTCCCCAATACCTACACCGATATAAAACAACTCGATGCAAAACCGTGGGTTATTGACGATAAGCAGATGGAACTCATCAAGGCGAATGTCTTCGAGTATTTTGGTGTCAACGAGGACATCCTTCAGAACAAGTTCAGCTCTGACACATGGAGCGCCTTTTATGAGGGGTGCGTGGAGCCGTTCGCACTACAATTCTCTGAGGTTATGACGAAGATGCTCTTTACCTTCAGAGAACAGACCGAAGGCAACCTTGTCATGGCCACCAGCAACCGGCTCCAGTACATGAGCAACGCTGACAAGCTGAGCGTGTCGGCGCAGATGGCAGACCGTGGGTTGATGACCCGCAACGAGATAAGAGAGATATGGAACCTCCCGCCGCTTCCGGAACCTTACGGCTCCCAGCTACCGGCGAGGGGAGAATACTACTCCATAAACGAGGAGGATGACAATGGAACAGACGAAAACAATTGAGGAAAAGATGACAGAGGGCCGTCAGTACCGTGATATTGATGTTTCCCTGTTTGAGCGTAGAGCAGAGGGAGAAAACGAAAAAGTAGTCTCCGGATATGCCACTACATTCAACCAGCCGTACACACTTTACACGGATGCGTGGGAAGGTGTCCGAGTTATTTACATAGAAGAAGTGGACAAGGATGCGTTCAACAACACCGACATGAGCGATGTAATCATGCAGTACAACCATGTCGGCAGAGTGTTCGCCCGTGTGTCCAACGGAACGCTTGAGATAAGACCGGACGAAATAGGCCTTCACATTCGTGCGAACCTCGGAGGCACCGAGATAGGCCGCCAGCTCTTTGAGGAAATAGAGGGCGGCTATACAACAAAAATGTCCTTCGGGTTCCGTGTCGGCAAGGACAAAGTTGACCGCACCGAGGAGCGGGACAACGAGACAGGCATAACAACCTACACATACCACCGCACAATCCTCGAAATATCAAAATTGTTTGATGTTAGCGCCGTAAGCCTTCCAGCGAACGATGCTACTTCAATATCTGCCCGTGCTTTCTTCGATGGAGCAATCGAGGAAGTCAAACAGGAGATGTTTGCCCGTGAACAGAGGGAGAGGCAGAAACAGAAAATAAGAATACTTACGGAGGTTCTCTAAATGGAACTTAAAAACATGACTGTCGAGGAACTGATGGAGCGCCGCTCCGCTATTGCTGGCGAGCTGGACAATCCGGAGGCTGACCTTGATGCGCTGGAGACCGAGGCTCGTGCTATCAATGAAGAGATAGAGAACCGCAAGGCCGCCGAAGCAAAGCGGAATGAAATCCGCACAGCTGTCGCTCTCGGAGAGGGCGAAACCAAAGAAACTTTTGAAATTGAGGAGAGAAAAGAAATGACCCTTGACGAAATCCGCTCCAGCAAGGAGTATATCGATGCTTTTGCAAACTACATTAAAACCGGCAAAGATGACGAGTGCCGCACCGCACTTCTGACCGCCAACGTGTCCGGACAGGTGCCGGTCCCGACCATTATCGAGGATAGAATCCGCACCGCATGGGAGCGCCTCGGGCTCATGGAACTGGTTCGCAAGACCTATATCCGTGGCAATCTCAAGGTCGGCTTCGAGCTGTCCGCTACCGGTGCCGCTGTTCACACTGAAGGTTCTGCCGCTCCGAGCGATGAGACAATTACGTTCGGTCTCGTAGAACTCAAGGCTGAATCCGTGAAAAAATGGCTGAAGGTGAGCGACGAGGCGATGGATATGACCTCCGAGAACTTCCTTTACTACATCTATGACGAGCTGACCTACCAGATTGCGAAGAAGGTACAGGAAATCCTTCTCACGAAGGTCATCGCTTGCACCGCTTCAGCTACCGCCAGCACCGCCGGTGTCGGTGTCGTTGCCGGTACTCCTTCTGTCGGCCTCGTAGCACAGGCCATTGGCAAGCTGTCTGACGAAGCGCAGAATCCCGTTATCGTTATGAACAAAGGAAGCTGGGCCCAGTTCAAGGCCGCTCAGTATGCCAACGGCTACGCTGTTGACCCGTTCGAGGGACTTCCTGTCTACTTCGACAACACTCTGCCCGCTTACACCGCCTCCGGAACCACCGGTTCCACGTGGATGATTGTCGGCGACTTCGGACAGGGCGCACAGGCCAACTTCCCCTCCGGTGAGGAAATCAGCATCAAGTATGATGACCTCTCCCTCGCTGAAAGCGACCTCGTGAAGATAGTCGGCCGTGAGTATGTCGGCCTCGGTGTCGTGGCAGACCACGCTTTTTGCAAGGTCACCTTCTAAGTTTTCAACATTAAGGAGGCAATAATGAAAACTTTAGTTGCTTTACCATGCATGGACATGGTGCACACCATCTTTCTTAAATCGTTATTGAGCATGGACAGGATAGGCACCTGCGGGTTTGCCTTTTCCTGTTCATCGCTCATTTACGACGCTCGGAACCAGCTGGCAAAACAGGCCGTGACCGAAGGGTATGATAGGGTGCTTTGGCTTGATTCGGATATGGACTTCCAACCGGACCTTCTGAAGCGTTTGTCCGAAAGGATGGACGAGGGCAGAGAGTTTGTGACGGGCCTCTATTTCAAGCGCAAGGCACCCGTCAAACCGGTTATATACAAAGATATAGGGTGCATAGACAACAAGGAAAAGGGAATCACCCCCGTGGCCGTCTGCTACGAAGATTATCCGAAGGACTCAATCTTCACCATAGCGGGGTGCGGTTTCGGCGGTGTCCTCATGTCTACCGACTTGATAAGCAAAGTGGGGGACAAGTTTGGTATGCCGTTCTCTCCCATTATGGGTTTCGGTGAGGACCTCTCCTTCTGCATCCGAGCATCCGAACTTGGCATAGAAATGTATTGCGACTCGAGCGTAAAGATGGGCCATGTAGGTCTCGGGACCATAACAGAAGAAACATATTTATCTACGAGGTAACACGATGACAACATTAGCCACTGTCAAGATGGCATTGAGAGTGACCACCGATGCTTTTGACAACGAAATAACGGGACTTATCGATGCGGCCCTGCTCGATTTAGGTCTCGCTGGTGTCACAAACGATGATGTGAGCGATGCTCTCATCCTTCGGGCGGTGGTTACATATTGCCGTCTGAACTTTGGACAACCGGACGACTACGACCGGTTAAAGCGCAGTTATGACGAGCAGAAGGCCCAGCTGGGAATGGCTACGGGGTACACGGCATGGACAGAAGCGACATTGTAACCCTCTACGCTGACTCAGTCAGCTTTAATGATTATGGTGTCGCCGTCAAGACCAGAACTTCCCGTGAGGTGTTCTGCAAGGTCGATTCCGTCACTCGTGACGAGTTCTTTGAGGGCGGCCGCTCCGGTCTCAATCCGCAGTACAGAATAACGATGTTTTTCGGCGACTATCAAGGTGAAACCCTCGTTGGT